TACTTAACGAACTACCTCTAGTCAAAGTTTATCCATACCGCAATGAACACCAAGACCATAGCACCAACCAATAGACCTACACCTAGCGCATCCATTACTGCCATCCTTTAGTCTTTAGATGATGTAGAGCTGCACAATAGTTAGGCTCATCATACTTAGTAATTCCATACCTATGGCTTACATAGTACCAATACATATAGAACTGATGATCGTAAGGTTTACCCTTTATATACTCACTTCTCATCTGATAATAGCCATGATGTGATCCATTAACTGCATCGATCTTCCAGGTTGATTCTCTAAATACGATCTGGTTATGGCATTTATATTGCTTATCTGTTAGCTGCTTATTGGCTAATGCTTTAAGTTGTTTAGTTGCATCTATTGAAGCCTCTACTTTAGGCATCCCTGTTATAGATAGAAGTATCCCAATAACGACGGCTAACTCTCGCGCTACGCCTTTCAGGCGCGAGTTGAAGCCTTGATGGCTTCTAGCCGATAGAGTACCAGAGCCGTCAAGTTCATTTACATAAGTCCTGCTCAGAGCGGCGTGTCGCATCAGCGCACCTTACCTAATTTAGATATTGCTTCTACATTATCATTTCCTAAAGCCCATAGAGATGAGCCCATCATTAAGCTTAAAGTCTTGCCTTCAGGCGAAACGAACTTAAAGTTAGATGGAAGTACTACGCATTTAGCATGTGAATTGAACAATTTATTAAACCATTTGGATTTAGCCATAGGCAGCAAAGCAACTCCATTGCTATGATCTAGCCATTTATCAACCCAAGGGGAAGGCTTTGAATATGGTGGATTCATCCATACATTGCCCAACCAAGGCTGCTCTAGTCCATCATCTTCGATTGAATAGAAGCGTAAAGCATTTACCCAAGGCGAACCGTTTATTGGTGCTGCTACATCTAGATCAAATTGCAAACCCATGGCATCGAATAACGCTTTAGGCGTGTACCACTCGTCACTCATTTACTTATCCGTAGAATAGAAACCCGTGCCTCGAAAGATTGCCGGTATTGATGAATAGATTTTGCGCATTGGTTCGTGGCAGAACCCGCATTCAACATCGTGTGGTTCATTGATCTTTAGCTCCTTTTCATAGCGCAAGTTAGCCTCGCATCGATCGTTAGTGCATTCGAATTCGTAAATCGGCATTATGTAACCTTGCCATGCATCGACTCAATGTGGCTTAACATCATTCGGCTAATTTCCTTTTGCGTGAGAAATCCATAGGCAGACTTGAGCGAATAGCCGCAAGGGCAGGTATGCATCCAATCAAATAACTCATTATTGTTCTTCGCACCATCGACAGGGGTCATTTATTGTCCACTCTCCGCATCCTTTACATCGCTTAATATCTTTGTCAGTTAACTCGTGATCTAGCTTGTCATATCCTGCCTTAACGAGAAGATCGACCAGATCAGATAAAGTCATGAACGCAAGGTAGCTCCCCACGTCTGCCCCTTGTCCATTTAATCGGCATACAACCAAAGGCAATGCCCCAGTCTCCTCTGTACGCTTTTTGGTCTGGTCGATCCACTCCTTAGGCTGGAAAGAACTTCTGGCCTTGACTTCTATGTCAACGTACGGAATGCCAGTTATGTCCTTCCCAGACCGCCCTGCGCCCGTAGATAAAGCGTGTGGCCACCATAAGGATAGATACTTAGCCACCAATTTCTCAGTAGCGTAGCCTCTATATTTTCTACTTTGCGACATTAGTCTCCAAGGTTACTGCGTGGCAGTCTGGGCAAGACCAGGTAAATCCTGTTGTCAATGATCCGCCGGTAATGACGATCTCTGAGACATCGAACTCCCTATTACACAGGCAGCATCGAGTAGTTATGCCAGATGCTTTTACTGTGTCTCGAATTGTTTTGTAATGCTGCAATACATCGACGTCTGGAAATGACTCCCATTCACCATCTTGGTTCATAAACTGTAAGCTGCTCATCGTGCCACCTGCGGCTTGTAAGTTCCATCGCTCGATATGACATACCAAATCGGATCGCACTTCTCGACCTCAGCCCAGCGCTCACCATTCATCGGCTTATTGTTGCAGCTCATATTGGCCCATTCCTTGCCATTCTTGCTGCCAGTTCTCCAGACTCTCTCACCGTGTTTGCAATGAGGGATATCTTTATCGATCTTGGTAGCGCCTAGGACTTCCTGAACCAAAGCAACTGCATCGGCAGCACTTGGGGCGGGGCTTACCGCCTTGATAGTCCAGGGATCATCTTCCTTCTCAACGGTAATCTTATCCGCTAACTTCTCAGCGAACGGTTTTGGCTGCGCCTGATTGACTTTTGCCATTTCTTCACGGCTAGGGCGTTTGCCTTTCGCTGCATAATTCGCGTTAGCCAAAGCACGACCAATCGCACTCGTCTCGCAATTCTCAAGCGCCGACGTAGAATTAACTCCTCGCGTAGATACGGTTTCCTCAGCAAAGCCAGTAGTCCAAGGGTGTGCATCCACTTCAGTTCGGTACACAGAAGCCTTAACGATAAATCTCTGGAGAGTGTGCTCAATAATCTCAGTATATATTCGACCATCAGGATGTTCCTTCCAGAATTTCGCTAAGCGTTCTTCGACTGTTTCATAATCCTCTAGATTAAACATATAGCTCATTCTCCTCTGTGGCTAGTTGTCCAGCGATGGCAAGGTAAGAAGCGCCGTCGATCCAGGTATCGATCTTCTGGCTGTCCTCGATTGATCGCCCGATCTTGACCAGCGACAGTATGACTGCAACTTGATAATCTTCAACCGGCATTTCCAGGTAGGCGCTGATAAGCCTTGCTGCTCTTGCCATATTGTCAGAAGGATGACCGTAACTGAGTCCGCGGTCTCGATATAAATCCGTTGCACTTTGTAGGATTTCAGCATGCTTCATACTCGTGCCTTGTCCATTGATTCATAATACTTGCGTACTGCCCTGCGGCCTACGATATAGCCATCTCTGTGGCCTATTTTGTAGCCGATAAAAAACATCAGAAATAAAGCTGATCCGATGATGATTTCTAATGGTGTCATATTGCTCCCTTTGACCAGAATCTCTGGCCTCTTGGATTAAGAATGACACACCTAGCAGACAGAACCTAGATCATTTTGATAACGAAACGGTAACAATTCTGCCTCGTCTACTGCATCATCGATCGTGCGCCTGATGTCGTTATCGAGATCGTCCATACCTGCGCCCATTGACTACGAATGTGCCATCCTTTTCAAGGTTAATTAGGGTTACTTGGCTATCTTCAACCAAGATAAAAGCCTGTTGCCAGTTCATAGTTCCCTTGGTGTAACCAGCCTTGCGAACATCCATTAAATGCCCACCCTCGACACCACGTAGGATACGCCCTATTTTGCCCCCTGAAGCCTCTGTAAAGGCCGATTGGCCCGCTCTGTGGGTATGACCGCAAACAACGCTTAAACCGTGCCTACGAGCCGCTAGAAGGGCTGTGAGACCTGCATTAGGGTTAATGCCTTGTTCATCTCCATGGACTGCCACCCAGCCCTTAGCAAAGGCGTATGGCTTCTTATGGTAGGTAATGCCCAGTTCATCGAGCTTTAGAAAGCGCTCAAAGCGTAACTCAGGCAAGGCTAAAAATGCCGGTATCTTTTTCATTATGACGTTGTAAAGCCTATCCGTATGGTTTGAACGGATCATGTGGGCTTCTTTAGAGTGCTCGACTAGCGACCAGAGAACCTCGACTGCGGTATCTCGATCCTCAGCTAGGGTTTGCTCGTACCATCCTGGCGTTCCATCTGACCATCGGCTGATTTGTGGGAGATCGATTTCATCTCCCAAAGTAATGACGCTATCTGGGCGGTATGCCTTAATAAAAGCTGCAACATTCTTTACTGCTACTTCATCGTGATATGGAACTTGTAAATCGGGAACGATTACAGTTCTTTTCATTGTTAATCCTCATCATCTTCATCATCCCAAGTGTGTGGAATGAGGTCAGGCTTAGGAAGAATCCAATCTGGATAAGCTGATGGCTCAACTATTATTGCAAGGGCTAAATCAACCTCGAAGCCAGATTTGCGCAGGGCTCGATACATTTCTTGGAGACTGATAGCCCACGCGTCTAGTGCTGTGTATGTATCAAGGTCGATAACCTTTTTACGAGCCATAGTTAAAATTATCGCTCTAGAAGAATGTTATATATCTCATCGACACGCGCATTGAGTCGCTTAATCTCCGACAGCAAGTGCGTGATCACATAGCCAGCCAATCCACCCACTATCGCAAGCGTAGCAATATAGAGATTCAGGTAATCGTTTGGTGTCATTTTTTAGGGGTCGCATATCCAAAGACTCCAGCTAGTACAGCCCAAAGAATCG